GTAGGCTGACCTATACCTAGATACCACCCAGCCCCTGAAAACGGCTCCAAGGCCCGTTAAACGATTCTCTGATACCTTGGCATTACTGTATGGATAGACAACCCCATGCTATACCCTACGTTAGCAGCTACTAACATTGTAGTATTACTTTGTAGTATTACTATTGGTTGTTAGTGGGTGATAGTCTGGTTTTATTGGGACTTGATAGTGGTGCTTATATGGTCCCGCCTCAGTCTCCACACTTGAGTGTTCCACGTGAAACAGTCCTGTATAAGACTGCCTCCAACTCTTATATAAGACCACTGAATAGTATTATATAAGACCATCACTGACACTTATATAAGACCCACGATAACTCTTATATAAGACCTGGTGTAGTACTAACTTAATATGTGNNGTGGATAACCTGTGGATAACTTATATAGGGGGAGGGGTATTGCTATGTAGTGTAGCTTTGGCGGAGCCACTACCGTTCACAAAAAAGGAAATGAGGATAAAAGTGTCTAAAAAACACTAAAAAAGTGCATAATTAATGACCAAGGAGTCAGTAAGGAGTGTTTGTAAGTTATTGTCAGGATTATGAAAAAGAATACAAATGAGAATAATTCTTATTTAGGTATAAATGAAGAGGATCCGGACACTCTGGAAGAGGAACTTTAGAGGGAGCAGTCCTGCTTTATAAAAATATTTTCATTAAAAGCTTGACTTTTGAGAAATCTGTGGTATAATATTCTTATAAGACAACGAAGTAGTTGCAGGATACTTCTAAGTCTACGAAGCGATCTGTGCAGCTTTAGAGTCCGCCTTAAAGAACAATTTATAATAAATACATATACTATAAACCACATCTTAAAGAACACTCTAAAGTATAGAGTTATACTTAGATATAATAATACATAAAGTATATTTACCTTTAAAGTGTACTTTAAGTATTTGTTGTCTCCTTACATAAAGGGTAAAGACAGATGGAAGAATTGAAATCCAGACATTGGTTGTCGAAGAAAAGAAACAACCGGTTCAAGAAATAATCCCCAAGAAAAGGGGTAAGGGGCGACCACCTAAAGCTGACTTAGAGGCTGTAAGGAACAGAACTAAAGGTAAGAGGGGCCGTCCTAAAAACGATACGGGCCGTCTTCAAGAATTCAAGGAACGGTTATTGGCAACCGGTGGTACAAGGATTCTGGACACAATGATCCGGATTGCGTTGGATGACAACCACCCCGGTCAGATGGCTGCGATTAAATTAGCAATTGACCGGATGCTTCCTGTCAGTGCGTTTGATGCGTCTAAGAATGGTGGGCAGAACCCTCAGATTACTATTAACATCAGCGGGATTAACGAACCTCAGCTTTTAGAGTCTTCTTCTGATGATGAGGTGATTGACGTATGACCGCATTGAACTTTAGCCTGCTGGCGTGGCAAAAAGAAGTATTTAAAGATGAAACCCGATTCAAGGTCGTTGCTGCGGGCCGTCGATGTGGTAAATCCCGACTGTCTGCGGTTACGCTGCTCATAGAGGCTTTAAACTGCCCTGAAGGCTCTAGCGTGATGTATGTGGCCCCTACGATGGGTCAAGCTTGGTCGATTATCTGGGAACTGTTGCATGACCTCGGAAGACCTGTCATCAAGTCTAGCCATGTGAACAACCTTGAGATTACGCTTCTCAATGGTCGTAAGATTCTTGTTCGTGGTGCTGACAATCCTGACAGTCTTCGTGGTGTGTCTTTGACTTATCTGGTGCTTGACGAGTGCGCCTTCATTAAGCAGGATGTATGGGAGAAAATTCTTCGTGCTGCTTTGTCGGATCGTAAGGGCCGAGCATTGTTTATTTCCACTCCGTCTGGGCGTAACTGGTTCTACGATGTCTTCAACCTTGGACAGTCCGGTGAGGACGAAGAGTGGAAGTCTTGGCACTTTACCACCCAAGACAACGAAACGATTGACCCAAAGGAAATTGAAGCAGCCAAGAGAACACTAAGCTCCTTTGCTTTCAAGCAGGAGTACTTGTCTTCGTTTGACACCGCTGGTGCTGATGTCTTCAAGGAACAATGGTTCAAGATAGGAAAAGAACCTCAGTATGGTTCTTATGTGGTGGCTATTGACTTGGCAGGGTTTGAGGATGTAGCAAAGAACGCAAGTGCTGCCAAGAAAAAGCTGGATGAATCTGCAATTGCTATCGTAAAGGTGACAGATGACGGTGATTGGTTCGTACACAAAGTTGTTCATGGTCGGTGGGATATACGAGAGACTGCCGTAAATATCCTGAAGACTATCAGAGACTACGAGCCTATTGCTGTCGGCATTGAGCGTGGTGCGCTTAAGAATGCTGTCTTGCCTTATCTTAATGACTTGATGAGAAAGAACAACATCTATGCGCACATTCAAGATCTTACTCACGGCAACAAAAAGAAAGCTGATCGTGTTATTTGGGCGCTGCAAGGCCGCATGGAACACGGTCGTGTCACATTTAATGAAGACGAAGATTGGGACGAACTGAAGGATCAGTTGATGATGTTCCCCACCAACGGCGTACACGACGATCTGGTGGATGCTTTGTCTTACATTGACCAATTAGCTGTCGTGTCCTATCAACAGGACTACGACGAAGACGAATACATTATCCTTGACAAAATAGCGGGGTACTAATGAAACCTGGACTGTACGCAAACATCAACGCAAAGCGTAAACGCATTGAAGCCGGTAGCGGCGAGAAGATGCGTAAGGTTGGAGCCAAGGGTGCTCCCACGGCTAAAGACTTCAAGGATGCGGCTAAGACCGCTAAGAAAGGTAAGAAAAATGGCTACTAAGAAGATGATCCCCATGAAAGAGTTTAAGCCCTGTCCTGGTTGTCCTACTCCGGCCAAGTGCAAGAAAGCCGGAAAGTGTTTAGCTAAGGCTAAGTAATGGCTACCAAAGACTCCCGGCTTACCCGTGCAGGCGTGAGTGGCTACAACAAGCCTAAGCGCACACCAGACCATCCTACCAAGAGCCACATTGTTGTGGCTAAGGAAGGAGACAAGGTTAAAACAATTCGTTTTGGGCAGCAGGGAGTTACTGGTTCTCCTGAAGGCTCTAAACGCAATGAGGCTTTCAAAGCTCGACACGCTGCTAACATTGCCAAGGGCAAGATGTCTGCGGCTTATTGGGCCAACAAGGAAAAGTGGTGATGGAATACGAAAAGCATAACGAAGAGTTTGAAGAGCCCACAGAGAACGAAAAGGAACTCACGGCTTGGATTGCTGATCACATTACTCGCTGGCGTGACCATCGTGATGCCAACTACATGGAGGCTTGGCTCGAATACGAGCGTATCTTTCGTGGAGTATGGGATCCAAACGATCGCACTCGTGATTCGGAACGCTCTCGTATCATCAGTCCAGCCACCCAACAGGCGGTAGAGACTCGTCACGCTGAGATTGTCGAGGCTATCTTCGGTAACGGAGACTTCTTTGACATCGAAGACGATATTCGTGATGTTGACGGTTCTCCGCTGGACATTGAAGCCCTGCGCAAGCAGTTGATGGAGGACTTCAAAAAGGACAAGATCAAGAAGTCTGTCGATCACATCGAATTGATGGCAGAAATCTACGGCACCGGCATCGGTGAAATCGTGGTCAAGTCAGAAATGGAGTACATTCCGTCTACTCAGGCCATTCCCGGCGTGACGGATGCGGCCGCTATCGGTGTTCAAGAGACTGAGCGAGTGGCTGCTAAGCTCAAGCCGGTCAATCCCAAGAACTTCCTGATCGATCCGAACGCTGAAAGCATCGAAGATGCCCTTGGCGTGGCTATTGAAAAGTATGTCTCGGTACACAAGATCGTTGAAGGTATCGAAAACGGTATCTACAAGAAGGTAGACATCACCACCGAGTACCAAGATCAGGAGCTTGAGCCTACTCAAGACCCGAAACAGTTCCAAGACGACAAGGTAAAACTGGTCACCTACTACGGTTTGGTGCCTCGTGAACTGTTGTCTGAGAGCGAAGAGGAAGAATACGAAGAGATTTTCCCTGAAAACTCTGTCGGTGACAAGTATTGTAACCTAGTTGAAGCCATTGTCGTGATTGCCAACGACAGTATGCTGCTCAAAGCCGAAGAAAATCCTTACATGATGAAGGATCGGCCTGTTGTGGCTTACCAAGATGACACGGTTCCTGGTCGTTTCTGGGGCCGTGGCACGGTTGAGAAGGCTTACAACATGCAGAAGGCCATTGATGGGCAATTACGCGCCCATATGGACTCTCTGGCCCTTACAACGGCACCCATGATCGCTATGGACGCTACGCGCCTGCCTCGTGGAGCCAAGTTTGAGGTTAAACCCGGAAAGGCTATCCTCACCAACGGTAATCCTGGCGAGATTCTGTTCCCGTTCAAGTTCGGTCAAACCGACGGCAATGCCATGAATGCGGCTCAGAACTT